ACTTCTTTTTTTCTTGCTTTTCTTGCTTTTTCTGCTTCTTTAATTGCTTTGCTCGCTTCGTCTATTGAATAAGCATTTCTGTTTCTTTGCATTCTTACTAAAATACGCTCTTGCTCTTTTTCAGTCTTACTCAGTTCTTTAACAGTGATGTCACGTCTTTGATTTTCAAGCTTTTCAATTTCTTTTCTTTCATTTTCTGAAATCTGACCATCACTTAAAGCTTTTTCTTTTAATTCTTTGATTTTCTGATTGAGTTCTTGCTCTTTTTTAATTCGCAAGTCATTTTTTTCTTTAGTTCTAGTTAAAATGTTTTGCTTTTCTTGTTCATCGAACGCACTATACTTATCAATAAGTTCTTGAGTTTTTTCGAGTTCCTTTTTATTTCTTTTTTCTATTTCAGCTATAAGGTTATTAGATAAATCCGCTTCAATTTTCAAAAGTTTTTTTGCTTTGTCTTCTGTTATTTGACCCGAGTTTAAACGTACTTTTTCCATGATTCTGTTGTTCTCTTCAGAATAGTGTACGTATTTTTCTAAAGCTTTTTCTGTTTCTTTTGAAACACCTTTCCCCAACACTTTTACAGTATCAGATGCTTTTTTAGAAGCTGTGCCCATGGTTTGCATAAATCCTTTAAACTTGTTGACTCCTACTTTCAGAAGGTCATCGTCACTCAAAGATTTATAACCATCTTTCATATCCTTTGAAAACTTTTCTTTGAAGCTTTTGCCTATACTTCCAAGATAATTTTTAAACTCTCCTAGCTTCCTAACAGCACCGCCAATAATTTTGCCACCAAAAAACTTTATAGTTTCTCCTAAACCGTTAATACCGTTTCTGAACCATTCCACACGATCATATGCAGTTTTAAAAACTTTATATGCAATTGTAATAGCAGTTATTGTAGCACCTATAGGTCCTGTTAAAAACTTTAAGGCTACACCAGCAAATCTTGCGCCTCCACTTACTGCAAATAAGGATTTTGCGGCTAATCCTAAACCGTTTTTCAAAAGTTTGAACGGTAAAATTGCTAGCTTTGCAGAATTTTTCAAAACATTTATAGGTTTTAAATTAAACAACATAGCTCCGGCTAATCCTTTAAAGCCTTTTGACGTTTTTCCTGTTGTAGAACCAAGAAATAATGTTTGAAGACCTAAAGATTTCATTGCTTTTGAATTAGTATTTGAAAGGATTGTATTTTCAGCAATACGTCTATTTAATGACGCATATCCTTTAGCCGCGCTTCCAACTGCACGTATTAATAAGCCACCAGCAAGAACAGCAGGGCCAATAGATGCACCAAAAATCGCTAAACCTAACGAAGCCTTTCTAACCCAACCAGGAAGATGTGTAAATCCATCAACTAATTTTGTTAAACCTTCCGCTCCTGCTCTAATCATAGGCGTTAAATCTTTACCGACTTCGATTGCTAACGATTCAAAAGCGCCACCTAATTGTTCCAGAGCACCTTTGAGGTTATCTTTCATCAAATCTGCTGCTTTTTTACTTTCACCATTAGAGTTCTTCAATGATTTGCTATAGCTATTAATTTTATCTGGACCCGCTTCAATCAAGGCTAAAAATCCACTTGCTGCTTCAGTACCAACTATTGTAGCCACTGTAGCTAGTTTTTGTTCTCTCGTCATGCCTTTCATGTTATCTTGGAATTGTCTAATCAATTCGCCCATTCCAACAAACTCACCTTTAGCATCAGACAAATGAATACCTAATTTTTTCATTTCCTTAGCTGTACTTTTGCTTGGATTAGCTAGCCTAATAAACGAAGCTCTTAAGGCAGTACCTGCTTGAGACCCCTCTAAACCTGAGTTAGATAAAACTTCAATTGCTGCGGAAGTGTCCTCTATTGAAACTCCTAATGCTTTTGCAGGAGTACCAGCATACTTCAATGCATCTCCCATGTACTGAATATCTGCAGCACTATCATTTGCTGATCTCGCAAGTAAATCAGCAACATGATTTGCATCAGATGCTTTTAAACCGAAAGAGTTAATCGCTGAAGCCATTACAGTTGCAGTTGTAGCCATTTCTGCACCACTTGCTTCTGCTGCACTGATAACACCTGGCATAGCCTCCATTGTTTGTTTGGCATTAAAGCCTAAAGCTGCCAATTCTTCCATACCTTTAGCAACTTCGTTAGCACTTTTACTGGTTTTAGCTCCTAAGTCAACTGCTTGATTAGACATGCTTTTCAAGTCTTTACTGCTTGCTTGCGCAATCGCTCCAACTCGAGACATTTGGCCTTCAAAGTCTGCACTTGTTTTTAATGCTGCACCTAACCCTAAAGTAATTGGTGTAGATACGCCCATCGTCATTGTACGTCCCAGGGAAGTCATTTTGTCTCCAATAGAACTAAATTTCTTTGACATGACATCCGCTTGACTTGCAAGTTTACCGAAATGACTTTGAGCTATCATTTGTTCTTTGTTAAAAGTCTTCATTTCGGATGAAGCTTTATCTATTGAACGCTCCAAATTATTTAAAGCAGCTTTTTCTTTATTAACAGCTGTTTCAGCTTTTGCGACATTAGCGCTATGATTCTTAATAGTATTGTTTAAATCATTAAATTCTTTTTCTGTTTGCTTTAATTTAGTATTAGTTTTAGCGTAAGAACTTTCAATTTTATCATTTGATTTTGAAAGATTGTCATTTTGCACTTTTAGTTTTTGAACTTGATTGCCTTCTTGTTTATATTGTTCAACAAGTGCTTTATGCTTAGCGGACTGCTTCTGTACTGCGTCACTTGCTCTTTTTAGTTGTGCAGTAGTAGCTTGGTTACTATTCTTAAGCTTTTGTTCTGCATCTCTCAACTGTTTAAGTTTTTGATACGCATCTTGTTTACGTTGATTTGTACGTTTATATTGATTTTCAGCTTTTTTAAGTTCTGTATTCGATGATTTTAAGGCTTCTTTAGATTTATCAAGAGCTAATTTTTCTTTTTTATTGGCTTCTACTAACTTTAAATATGCTTTCTCAACATCTTTTACACTGGATTTAGCTTTTTGGTAATTAGCGTTAACTTGTTTAAGCTCATCTTCTACTTGAGAATACATCTTTTTTTGAACTTTAAGCCTATCATTTAACCCCTTAATTCTCGCCTGATATTTTTCCATTGATTTTTCAGACTTATCAAATGCTGACAGATTAGCTTTCATTTCACTATTAACAACACCTAATTGTCGCTTTAAACCTTTCATGCCTTCTTGGACACCTAAATGGTCTAATTTCAGCTCCAAGGTCATGCCTTCTACTTTTTCATTCATATTAACCTCCTTTCTAGCTTCCAAAAAGTTTTCTTAAATCCGTACCTGTAATGACTTTTTGTTCACTTTGTTTTTCTTCAGTCTCTTCTTTATTCTCTTCATTAAGTATTTCTAAAAGTTTTACATACGGCTGTTTTCTGACTTCAGTTAATGTCCACCCATACTGCTCCATACAGAAACGTTGTATTTTCTTAATGTTCGATAAAATGTCTTTTATTGAGATTGTTCTTCTGTCTTTCCCATCTCTTCTGGTTCAGTTTCTGAATCTTCTTCATCTTCACCATTGATTTCTCGAAATATATCTTGTAAGGCTTTTGTATAAGTTTTAGTACTCATCTTGTTCAGAACATCTTCTTCAGTCAATCCTTCATCTTTAAATAAATCTACTAATAACTGTCGCTCTTTTTGTCTCATTTTTGTTGCGTTAGGTGCTTCTTTTTTATTCTCTTGATTTACTAATTCTAAATACTCATAGCATTTTTCTGCTTCGCCCATTGTTACATCTTCTTTTGTATAGCTCTCTGTTTTTCCTGTTTTACGATCTTTAATTTCAAATTTAATCATTGTATTAGCTCCTTTTATTCAAATAAAAAAGACGCAGATATACTGCGCCTTAAATCCCTATCCGTTTGTTACTGTCACTGAAATTTGTCCTGACTTATCGCTTCCATCAGTAGACATAGCAGTGATTACTGAAGCACCTTCAGCTACACCGTGAATTGCTCCTGTATTTTCATCTACAGTAACAAATTCTGGATGTTCACTTGTATATTTCAATATTTTATTCGTTGCTGTGCTTGGTGCAATGTTTGGCTCAACATTGTCATCGGTATTTACCATAATTGATTTAGTTTCTGGTGTAAATGATACGCCTGAGACTAGAATTGGATTGGTTTTGAATTGAGGTACATCAACTTTACTAGATTCTTTACCATTTTCTTCCCATGCCACTTGGTAAGTACCTTTTGGATAAGTTGTATCCGCTTCTAAATTAGATAAAGTTACTGACACTTTGCCTTCACCTTGTTCAGAAGCTACGACGTCGTCTCCTTTATAAACCTTTAAAGTTTTAGTCATAAATTATTCTCCTTTGATTTATTTTGAAAGCCCCTATTCTGCTGAAACTGTTGCAGATTTTGAATTAACTGCTACTTCAACATTTTGGGGGTTAGCTGGGTAACGAACCTGCAGAATCCTCTGAATGATCTTCACTGTCCGTGTATCCAACGAATACTTTTTTGAAGAATTCTGCTTCTCCTTCTTTACCTTCATGATAACCGTATACAATACCTTGTGACGTTCCATCAACATCAACTTTTCTATTCATCCAGTCACCTGTTAATTTTGTAGGTTCTGGGGCTTCTGCTTTTTCACCTCGTGTTTTAAATTCAATTGAATCTAAACTAAAAGTACCTTTAAGTAAGGCTACATATACCGGCTGACCTGTTAAACCATCTTCCGATTCGCCAATTACTGTTACATACGGTGCTCTTGTATTCTCTCCTACCCAAGATGTACCATTTTTATCTTTAGTACGTCCAATAACTGTGTTTAAATCATCACTTGGAATATTGAAAATACTCATGTCAGACTTAACTTCATTAGTACCTTGTTTTTTCATCCATACACGTTTGTTAGATGCAAACATATCTACTAAATCTGGTGCTAAACCTGTGATATTTAAGTCAACTGTACCACCTTTTTCATCTTCCCATGTCATGCGTTTAACTACTTTTGTTGCTTCTGGGTTAAAAACTCCAACGTATAATCTTTTAAAACCTACTTTATAAGAACCTTGTCCTTCTGCCATTGCTTATTTCCTCCTTAAAAATTAAAAAGCACACCTATTCGATGCGCTGATTTTTATAATATATATTTTTGGGTATGCCTTGATATCGTCTCGACATCACATAACGTTTAGTTTCTTCAAAATAAGCATCTAACTGACTAGATGCTTGAATTAAATTTTGTTGATATAACAGGTATCTTATTCGTTTTGTTATATCAATTGTTTTCTGATTATTTGAAGATTCTACATCTATTTGAATTAAGTATTCTTCACTGAGATATTTATCAGACATAAAGTCTGAAGGCAAATCATAAACAGGTGTAATAACAACAAAGGGTTTGGAAGTTTCAGCGTTTTCAGTGACTTTGTAATAGTATATTCTAGAATTTATATGTGTTTTGAGCTCTGCATCAGATAATAAAATTCCTTTTATGGTGTTTAATATATTCATTTATCTGGCCAACTCCTTTTTTATAATTTCTCTATACTTCCGTTCATTAGCAGCTAATGTTTTTGCAATAACTCCAAAACCTCTTGGTGTATATTTTTTTCCATCTCTTGTATAACCATGTTCATTCAAGTGAATAATGTTTTTGCGATTCATAGGGCCTACCCATTCAATTAAAACAGCCCTTTCTTGACTGCCAACTTTTGTATAAGGCTTAGATTTAGTCATTTCTTCTATACTGGCACCCGTATCTTTAAAGCTCTCGAACTCTTTCTTTAAAGCCTTTATAAAAAATTCAGATGCTTCATTTAAAGCTTTATCACTCTTAGCCTGCATTGCTTGTTTACCGTATACCGATTCTAATTTATTCAACACTTCAGGTATCCCTTTAATTTCTACACTCATTTTTCTGATAAAACCACTGTATTATAGCCAATATCTGGTGTATCAATTCTTATTTCTACAATGTTGAATAATTTATCGGAATATAATGCACTGTCAATTTTAACTAAGTGATTTGTTTGTGGTAGATATTCAGTTTTAGAAGACCTGACAATTATGGTTAATCCTGATTTTGATTCAGTCGCTTTTAAAATTTCTCTATCTTTCATAGAAGGATTATAAATTTTACAAAAGCAACTATACAATTTCATTTTTTCCTCTTCATCTGGATATGGTCCTTTGTTTATATATTGAAAAAAATACGCGCGATCTTTAAATTCATTAAATTCCATTTAAAAATCACCTACCACTTTTTTAATTTCAAAATCATTTTTTGCAATCCTTTTTCATTAAACACCTTGCTTCTAGATTGGTCATTTGAGTATCCACGACTTTCATAATCTCTTGCAATGATATATTTAATCGCTGTACAAAAAAGTGGGTATTCCAAGTCATCTTTGTCATAATCTGGAACCCCACTTAATAGTAATTCAGACTTAGCCGATTGAATGAGACCTTCAATTAAATCATTTTC